TTAAAAACTTTAGACAAATGGAGAACGTAATGTCGCAAAACGGTCCAGATCAAGATCCTTGGGGTAAACCGGGACAGAGCAGCGGTCCAAAACAGTCAGATAATTCATCAGATAAGCAAAATGAAAATGGCTGGGGTTCGCGAGACAATAAAAATCAGGAGCAATCACCACCAGATATTGAAGAAGTATTCAATAATCTGTTGAAAAAATTAGGTGGGGGTAATAAAAAAGGCGGTTCAAATAATACTTCGCCGAATATACCTTCATTCAATTTAGGTAAAATTTTACCGATCGTCGCGGTGATCGGAGGAATTATTTGGGGTGCAAGCGGTTTTTACACCATCAAAGAAGCGGAACGTGGAGTGACGTTACGTTTTGGTGAGTTTCATTCTACCGTTCAACCAGGTTTGAACTGGAAACCAACTTTCATTGATAAAGTGATTCCAGTGAATGTAGAACAAGTTCGCGAGCTTAAAACGCAAGGTGCAATGTTAACCAAAGATGAAAACATGGTTAAAGTGGAAATGACCGTACAATATCGCGTACAAAATCCAGAAAAATACTTATTTAGTGTGAGCAATGCAGATAACAGTCTTGGGCAAGCGACGGATAGTGCACTTCGTTATGTAATCGGCCATATGACTATGAATGATGTTTTGACAACAGGTCGTGCAGTAGTGCGTGAAAAAACGTGGAAAGCGTTAAATGATATTGTTAAACCTTATGATATGGGACTTGAAGTGATTGACGTGAACTTCCAATCCGCACGTCCACCAGAAGAAGTGAAAGATGCTTTCGATGATGCGATTAAAGCACAGGAAGATGAACAACGTTATATTCGTGAAGCAGAAGCTTATGCTCGTGAGAAAGAGCCAATCGCTCGCGGTGACGCACAGCGTATTATAGAAGAAGCAACTGCTTATAAAGATCGTGTTGTACTTGATGCGCAAGGTGAAGTGGAACGTTTACAACGTCTTCTACCTGAATTTAAAGCTGCCCCTGATTTGTTAAAAGAGCGTCTTTATATTCAAACTATGGAAAAAGTCATGGCAAATACGCCAAAAGTCATGTTAGATGCAAATAATGGTAACAATTTAACCGTATTGCCATTAGAGCAATTAATGGGTAAAAAAGCGGCTCAACCGACCACTATAACGCCTGAAAGTGCGGTCAGTTCTGCACCTGTTTCAACACAGGAACGTCGAGTAGAAACACAAACGGCTCAACCAGTTCAATCAAATGAAGGCATTCGCCAAGGGAGATTTAACTAATGCGTAAATTTTTACTTCCGATTATTGTGGTGATTGCCGCGGTGCTATATTCCAGCGTCGTGGTTGTGACTGAAGGTACACGTGGCATTATGTTGCGTTTCAACAAAGTGCAACGTGATGCAGCGAATAAAGTGGTTGTGTATGAACCAGGTTTGCATTTCAAATTGCCTTTAATTGATAGCATTAAAGTGCTTGATGCGCGTATTCGTACCCTTGATGGTTCTGCTACTCGTTTTGTGACAGTCGAGAAAAAAGATTTGTTGGTAGATTCCTATGTGAAATGGAAAATCAGCGATTTCGGTCGTTTCTATACTGCAACGGGTGGTGGCGATTATAACCAAGCTGCAAGCTTATTAAGCCGTAAAGTGAATGACCGTTTGCGTTCAGAAATCGGTACTCGTACGATTAAAGATATCGTTTCAGGTACACGTGGTGAATTAATGGCGGGGGCGAAAAAAGCGTTAAATTCAGGGCAGGATAGTACCTCTGAATTAGGGATTGAAGTCGTCGATGTTCGCGTAAAACAAATTAACTTACCAGATGAAGTTTCTTCTTCCATTTACCAACGTATGCGTGCGGAACGTGATGCCGTTGCCCGTGAGCATCGTTCACAAGGTAAAGAAAAGGCAGCGTTCATTCAAGCTGATGTGGATCGTAAAGTGACCTTGATCTTAGCGAATGCAAATAAAAGGGCACAAGAATTACGTGGTAATGGTGATGCGGCAGCAGCGAGATTATATTCTCAAGCTTTTGCTCAAGAACCACAGTTTTATAGCTTTATTCGTAGTTTAAAAGCTTATGAAAGTAGCTTCGAAGGTTCAGGTAATATGATGATCTTGAAACCAGACAGTGATTTCTTCCGCTTTATGCAAGCGCCAAAGAAATAAACGAGAGATAATGAAAAGTAAAGTGCGGTTAGAAATAGCCGCATTTTTTATTGCTAAATTTAAAAGAATTGTGTCTATAAAGTAAAAATATCTTCAATGCAATCAATTGAATCTATAGCCAAAGTTAATTAAATCCATACAAAATATAAGTCAATTTTTTGGCATAATCATCTTACTTTAAGTTTTACGTTTCTTTTTTATGTTTATTGATCGTTTGGAGGATTATTAGATGAAAAAACTGATTATTGGTGGTATAGCCATTGCTATCTTAGGTTATTTGGGGGTTGTAGGATATCTACATCAATTCGATAAAAACAATGCTACCTAACTTTTGATGGAAAATAGTTCCCTGGCTGAACAAGAAAAAGTAGCAGAAGCGTTGTTTGATAACGGTTGCCAATATTGTCATAGTCCAAACACACGTCTTCCATTTTATTCAAAATTCCCGATTGTGGGGGATGAAATGCAATCGGATATTCAGAATGGTCTTAGAGCCTTCCGTTTAGATCGTTTAGTTGAAGGCTTAAAAGATCCGAGCAAATTATCCCAAGCTGATTTAGCAAAATTACAACGCGTACTTGAAAATAACGAAATGCCAATTGCTAAATTCAGACATCTTCACTGGGGAAGTAAACCGGATGAGCAAGAAAAAGTGGCGTTGCTTAACTGGATTCGTGAAGCTCGTAAAATGTCTTTGCCAAAAGAAATACCCAATGCTGATGCCGATCGTTTAGTACAACCCATCCCAGACAATATTGCGAAAGATAAAGCAAAAGCTGCATTAGGCCATGATCTTTTCTTTGATGGTCGTTTATCAGGTGATGGTTCTATTCAATGTCACACTTGTCATCAATTGGATAAAGGCGGTGTGGATAGACTTGAAACTTCAACGGGTATTGATGGCCAAAAAGGTCCAATTAATGCACCAACCGTTTTTAATGCTGCATTCAACTTTGTGCAATTCTGGGATGGTCGAGCCGCAGATTTAGCGGATCAAGCGAAAGGTCCGCCAACAAATCCGGTAGAAATGGGCTCGCACTCTTGGGACGATATTGTGGCACGTTTTGAAATGGATGAAGAATTCAAAAAAGCATTCTTAAAAGAATATCCACAAGTGACGAAAGAAACTTTAACTCATGCGATTGGTGAATATGAAAAGACATTAATTACGCCAAATAGTGATTTCGACCGTTATTTGAAAGGGGATAAAACAGCCTTGACTGAGCAACAAGTTCGCGGTTATGAGTTATTCAAACAACATAAATGCGATACTTGCCATACTGGCGTAGCAATGGGCGGACAATCTTATGAATACATGGGACTCTACGGCGATTACTTTAAAGATCGTGGTACGCCATTAACTGATGCAGATGAAGGTCGCTTTGCTCAAACTAAAGATCCATTCGATATGCATCGTTTCAAAGTACCAACCTTGCGTAACGTCGCACTTACTGCACCATATTTCCATGATGCGTCAGCAAAAGAGTTAAAAGATGCTGTTATTGCAATGTTGAAATACCAAAGCAACGTACAACAGCCTACTCAAAAAGATGTTGAAGATATTACCTCTTTCTTAGAAAGTTTAACAGGTGAATTTAAAGGTGAAAAATTAAAATAATCTTTTGAGTTATCAATAGAAACGACCGCAAGTGCGGTCGTTTTTTATAAGTGTTGTTTAGCAAAAAGAAGAAAATTCAATAATATGAGCTTATCTTATTTTAGACTCAGTATTATTCTTTGAATTGGTCATGAACTAAAACGTGATTCACCGTCTGACAATGTTTTACGGTGTAAATCAAACCATTCCTGACATAAAAACTTAATGCGGGTAAATCGCTTGATTCCAAAATTTGTACAGAATCAACCACTCTTGTTCTTTGACTTGATTGTAAAAACGTAACGCCTCGCCTTTGGTTAAAATCGCTTGCCATTTACATAAACTTCCGCAAGCTATCTGCCATTTTTAGTGTCTTTATGACCTACCATTTATGCCAACTACGTTGTTTTTTCCTACAACAAGCTTGAATAATGCCGTCGTATTCGGGAAGAATGTTTTATAATCATAATTAATATCATTTATTAGTTTACGTATTCTGACTTCATTAAGTCTAGAATTTTGTTCTATTAAATTTGTTACGTCATTTATTACTTTTAACAAGGAAGCTAAAAGATTATCAATTTCTAGTTTATATGATTTATCAAACATATATAGCGTTGATAAACTATGTTCTATATCCCAAAAAATTTTTAGTTGGATAGTGTGATATTCTTTTATTTCATCGATTGATTTAAAACCTTTGGAAGGAAAGAAGACCGCGTGTGTATCAAAATCAATGATATTTCTCGCAACCTTGCTTTTCAAATCAGGTATTTTTTGTTTTTTCCAAGAGCTTATCCCGATGGCAGTAAAAAGCATAATAATTAATGTACTTAAAGAGCTAATCCAATCCGTGATTTTAACCCCTTTAAATTCACTAAACGAAAAAATAAACGCAACACAAGCCACTGCAAACGCAATCACAAATGTATAAACAACTAACCACAATAAAAAATCTATTATTGGATATTTAGAATCCTGACTTAAAAACTTCTTTATCATCTATTATTTAATTCATTATCAATTAGATAATTATTTATATTTTGTGCCCAAGGTTGCTTTAATGTTATTTTTTGATTAATAGGCGTAACTATCTTCTGCAAATTTGTTTAGAATGAGAATAATTATGTCAAATGACACAATATGGATATATGCCAATATTTACCAATTAAGGAGTTTAGACAATGAGTAATCAAAATGCAATTTGTATAAATGTATAGGTTTGTGAGCAGTTACAGTATGTTGCTTTATAAAGTATTTTTGTCTTTTACGTGATAGTTAATAAGAAAATTTAATTTCATTTTTAATGAATGGCAACATCGCTACTAAGATAAATCATTTATAAATAAAAGTGTGAAAAAACGAAATTTTACCTCGACTTTATCGTCACTTAAGAAAGAATTGGTGGGTCGTGAAGGATTCGAACCTTCGACCAACGGATTAAAAGTCCGCTGCTCTACCGACTGAGCTAACGACCCAATTAGATGATTTTAAAGTAAATTTTAAAATCTTTGGATTGGTATTTAAATGGTGCCCGAAGCCAGACTTGAACTGGCACGCCTCGAAAGGCGAGGGATTTTAAATCCCATAATAAGCTTTGTGAAAACAATAACTTAATTGAATTTCAATATATTAAGATAGTAAATAAAGGTATATAAAGGCAAATATAAAACACTGTCGCCACTTTATCGCCACTAAAAATAAGGAAAAGTACAAGGGATTTTTTGAAAAACAATCCCTTTTTACTGTGCAGGATTAGAAAGCGGATTGAATTTGACCGCACTTTCTAAATGCGATGGGGCGAAATGTGCGTAACGCATCGTCATTTCGATAGTTGAATGTCCGAGAATTTCTTTCAATACTAAAATATTCCCACCGTTCATCATAAAATGGCTGGCGAACGTATGGCGCAAAACGTGGGTTAGTTGCCCTTTGGGTAACTCAATTTCTGCACGCAAAACAGCATTTTCAAAGGATTCGTAAGCATCATTGAATAATCTGCCACGCTTTTTCGGTAGCATATCGAACAATTCTTTACTGATCGGCACAGTGCGGTTTTTCTTTGATTTTGTGTTCGTGAAGGTGATTTTATATGGCATAACTTGTGATTGGGTCAGCGTTTCCGCCTCACTCCAACGTGCACCAGTTGCCAAACAAATTCGCACAATCAAGCCCAAATCAGCATTGCGAGAGTTATCGCACTCAACTAATAAGCGATAAATATCACGCTCATACAAAAAAGCTAGTGCCGTATCCCGTTCTTTGAACAAGCGCACACCATCAAGGGGATTTTCAGCCGTCCACTTGCGCAATGATTTCAGTTCGTTAAACACTGCTCGCAAGTAGGCGTGTTCACGGTTTACCGTGGCTTCTTTCGGGGGCTTGTTTTTGTTCGTGGAAAATTCGCCATCAAGGCGGCGTTTGCGGTAGTCGGCAAAGATTTCAGCGTTAAATTCATTGGCAGGTGGATCGCCCAAATTCGCACACAAGTTTTTTAGTTTGGCTAAACGTGCCTCACCGTCTGACAACGTTTTACCGTGCAAATCAAACCATTCTTGCACATAAAAACTTAGCGCCGGCAAGTCGTTTGATTCCAAAACAGTCACAGAATCAACCGCACTTTGCGCCCCGTCTTTGGCTTGATTGTAAAAACGTAGCGCATCGCCTTTGGTTAAAAACCATTTGCGTGACCGCTTGCCGTTTACATAAACTTCCGCAAGCCATTTACCGTTTTTTGTGTCTTTACGAACTGCCATTTATTCTGCTGTTGGAAATTTAGGTAAAGATTTAAACCATTCTTTGCCATATTTATCTATTAGGGTGTCGGCGTATTGATCTAGATTAATAGGCTCTTTACTTATTGTTTTAGGAAAAAGCTTAGATGTTGTTATTTTTTCCATACTGCAATTTTTTGCATCGTTTTCACAAACTTTATTAATTGCATTTTCGGGGTAAGCATAAGGAAGAGCTGATAAAATCACTTCTACCTTTGATTGAGGCTTATAATTTTCTTCATCAAATTTCAATAAGCGTACTTTTAGCGGGTCAAGCAACTTATTAGCAAATTGATCAGTAAATAAACACTGATTAAAGCTAAGTGAATCAAGTGAATATTCATCAAATCGGCAAATTAAATCAACATTACTATTTTTTGATAATTCTAAGATGCGCGGGTCTTTCTCATTTACTTTAAAATGCGCACCGCCAATGACTGAACTTTTAATTTTTGCAATGATGAACGCATTGCCAAAAACATCCTCTTTAACTTGATTGATAGTAGTCTTAATTCTCAAGTCTTTATCTTTGTATTTCTTATTCGCTGCTAGTTCATTATTTGCATAATCAGTGTAAATTTCATCAACTGAATAAGTATTCCCAAGAAGACTGCTTTGCTTAGTTGTGAGAATATATTCTTTTAGGTTATCAAGTGAATTTTTGATAAAGAGTGCTTTTGAACTGTTGATTGTCGCTAAAGCTGAAACTGACAAGGCTACAGAAAAGATAAGTAAAGAGGCTTTACGCATAATTTATCCTATCTTCTACAAATTTGTTTAGAACGAGAAACCGATCCATCATTACAAATAAACTTGCCACCGGAACAATGCGAAACGCCGCCTTTGCTGCCGGAACAAGGTTGGCGGCCACGTGCATCTGCCATATTTGCAACCATAAAGAATGCGCTTGCAATTAAAACTGTTGAAATTAATTTTTTCATTACATTTTCTCCATTTTAAGAATCACTTTCCCCACCACATCAATATCACTCAATTCACATTCAAAACTGAACTTGCCGCCGTCCACACGGATTTTTCCTGCAGGTAGCACAGTGATATAACGGATAAGATGGGAGTTTTCGACGATGACGAAGTATTCGCCATCCACTAGATTGCCGTAATCGCTAGTGGCAAAGTAGGTGTGATTGTCTTCATCAATACGAAACACTTTGTCATAACTTTCACGGCTGTCTAAATTCGGTAAGTAAGGCAAAAGAAAGGGTTTATTTTCCATTATGAAAGATTTTCCGCTTTCTAGCTTTATTGTATGAAAATATTTCAGGTCGTCTGAATTATCGAAAATCGGCTCATTTCCATAGGCCACATAATCCAATCTTGCGCCCGTTTCTTTCACGCAACGAATGACTAATTCCGCAGGAAAAAAACTACGAGAAACCCAAGTGCTAAACGTGCTGGGCGAGATCCCGAGGTGTTCGCCTAAATCTTTTCTTTTTGCAAATCCATATGCTTTTTGAATGCGGTCAATGACATCCTTTCCGCCAATCAATTCTAAATTATTCATAAAATGAGCCATAAATTCATATTGACATTCTCAAATGAGCCATAATATTATAATTACGCAAATGAGCCATAAATCAATATATACCAATATTTAACAAGGGGAAGTTTAAGCAATGAACAGCCAAAATGCAATTTGTATAAATGTACAGATCCACGCGCCTTATGTCACATTAAAGAAATATGCCGAGCTTACCGGGCTTTCGTTAGACAAAGTGCGAAAGATGAGAGCGGCAGGCGAACTGCCTATCGCAGATAAAAAAGCGGAAAGGGGTTCAGTGTTAGTGAATTTAATCGCGATTGCCAAACAGGCGGCGAAACAAGAGTAAAAAACCGCACAAAAGTGCGGTTACAAAAAACAAGGTTTTTTGAACGTTGGCTATGCCAACGGCTGCGAAGCAGCGAACAATCCTTACAAGGATTGTGAGTAATTTCCAAAAGATTTTAGTTATAAGGGGAAGACAATGACTAATCTAAATCCAACCACATCGTTAAACGTATCGACACATCATCATAAATCTGAGCTTGAAAGTATTCTGAATCGTCTAAGCACTGCTCTGAAAGCTCATCAACTTCTTCAATGTAATCACGCAAAATCATCACTTGCGTATCTGTCAGTTGCAGAAATAACGCATCTAGCACGTTTAAAAGCTTCGTGTGCACGTCATCTTGCATATGTTCTATTAGCTGATCCGACGGCTGACTACTTACTTTATAAATCGCTAGCGCGTTTCCTTTATCAATTAGTGCCGCTTGATTTTGTTTTTGCTCAGTGCTCAGAATTTCGTGCACTTTCAAAAATATTAATTGAAATGCGCAAATCTCGGCAGCCGTTTCATCAAATTCCGTCTTGTAAACCATGGCTCACTCCTCATAGTGCGTTAAGTTTTTGGGTTAAAGAATGGTGGGATAGTATCACTAATCAGAGTCCCTGTGCGCCAACTTCCCAATATACGGGAGCAGAACATCAAGTAATTCGGGATTTGTTTGCTTCACTGAAGCAATCAGCGCGTGAAGCTCATTCTCTACATCATCAAGTAAATCAGGATGATGTGCAAGCCCACGCAAAAGGCAACCCATCACGCGTTCTTGAAGTCCCTGCTGTAACTGAAGTTGATAAAGCTGTGCTTGCATATCTTGAAGCGTTTTTTGCATCTGATCGTTCATCTTCTGAAATCCTTAAATTAAGTCATCGTTTATTCAATTTAGGGCAAGCATACAACAAAACAGGTAAATAAAAAAGCGAGGGCGCGGCAATGTATGTGTCTGAAAACGAAAGTGCGGTAGAAAAATGGCATCGTTTAAACGGTGTGCCCATGTCGAAAGCAAGAAATAGCGAAGAAACCTTGCATGAAATGGGCTTGAGTAAATATCCCACTGAACGCGCGTTTAATCATCTTTCCGATGAGCAAAAAGGCATGTTAAAAGCGTTAGCAGATATTGAACCTTTTGAAGATTACATCTCGCCGGATCTGACTGGCGATAAGTTATGGCATTACAACGAAAAAGGCATTGATAAATTAACCAAAGCCTTTCACGCCATGTCAGCACTTCGAACGCCTTTTCCGCGCGCTTTAACCCGTCGTGATTTTTACAATATCGACCCACACACAAGGGGGAAATAATGGAAAATAAACTAAATCAACCAAGTACAGAAAATTGCCTAAGTGCCGCACGAAAATGGCGGAATAAATATTGGGCTTATCGCACAAAATGGGAGTTATTTAAAAGACAACAAAATGAAGTTGCCGCCAGTGCCATCTATCACAAGATGGTGATTGCATTAGATAACGTAGGGTATTTAACCAAGAAAGCTGAAGAGTTGGCTCATTAAGGACATTTTATTATGCAAGAACATTTTATCGAATTATCAAATCGCTACAGCATTAAGTTAAGCGAAACAGAGAAGTACATTATTTACAAAATTGAACTACAAGAAAATGGCACTTATGAACGAGTAGGCGGGAAAGTTTGTAAAGACTTATTCGCGGTGGTTGATACGCTCATTCTTTGTGAATTGATGGATGATGATATAAATGCGCTCTCTGATGTCGCTAAAAAATTAGAAGAAATCTACGCCGAAGTAAAACGCATCACCGAAATTCAAGAAACTTATGCGCAGGCATAAACCCTTTTTTATCCATATCTATTAATTTAATTCATACAAAATAAATATTTATGACTGAATTTAATCTAGAGCAAGCATTACAAGGCGCGCCAGTCCGTCTTAACAACGGTTTTAAAGCTTATATTTTTGCGGATGTGAGCTTACTTGCTATTAATGAACCATACCCACTGATTGGCGGATATGCTTATTCGATCCGTTCATTTTATGACAATCAGGAACATCAACGATTTGAAGAATGCCGTTGGGCAAAAGACGGCAAATGTGATCGTTTAAGCGCATTAGGGTCGATTGCTGGGATGTGGGAAGATTAGCTATGCAATCAATGTGGGAACAGCAACGTGACAACACCGTCAGTGCCAAAAAGGCACACATGGCGGTGGTTGCCTGTGAACGCCATCAAGCGGCAGAGAATGGGCATAAATTTGACCGCACTTTTCTGCCTTTTGACGAAAGCTGTTACACACCACTGCAGTTGGAGTTGTTTGCCACTAATCCAGCTGATTTTGAGTTCATCGAAAATAAACTTAAAAGCTTACCACGCCAACGTCAGCGTGAATATTTCCGTAAACTTTATCTTAAAGCCTATCGCTCTGTAAAAGACGATGGCTCGATTGCATTTGCCCTCGGCAATAAACAACGTCGATACGCCAATGATTATTTACGTGATATCTTAGATGTGCGTTTACAAAAAGTCTTTTCACAATACAACGTGAACGTAGATTTTTTGCAAGCGTTCATCAACACCCCGCAATGGTTGCTATCCGTTAAAGATGAAATGCAACAAGCCGTGCAGTTCTCCACCGTGCCAACCCGTGAAGAACTTGCTAAACACTATAACGAGTTGCATTACAGCGGATTCCGTTTTCAAGTGTTCGGCATCCAACAAAAGCAGAAGCAGCTACCTTTCTACTTAATCACCGAAAGTAAGTTGAAAGCAATGGCATACCAAATCGCCACAGCATTCACTCAATTCCAATTTGATTGCACCCACTTTTTAAAAAATGGCATTGAAAACGACAACGAGAGCGACATTCAAGACTATTTCTATCAGCTCTATAAATGGTGTGGCGAAATTGCCCTTTCTGCGGGTTTCAAAATCCCTCACTGGGAAAAAATCGAAAACGACAAACGCATCAAAGCCGAACATATTGACAGCACTTTAATTCGCCTTACGTGCGAAAAATGGTGGTTTAAGCAAATGCGTACTACACAACGCAGAATGGTTGAACACATTGCCATTGCGTGCGGTGAAGTGCGTGCGAATGCCGCCAGTTATATTTCAAATCAAAGTTTCCAGGAATGGCAACTCCAGCAACGCAAGAATCAAGATTACTTGCGCGCCATGATTATTGAAAACATCGACAACCCAGAAGAACAGGTCGAACTTTTCGATATGTTCTTAAAATCATCCTCTAACCCCGCATTACGTCGTAATGAAATGATGGTGCGCTTACGTGGCTTGGAAGAGTGGGCAGAAGAAAACAACAATGAAGCCTTATTTTTGACGCTCACTGCGCCATCATCATTCCACGCAGGCAATGGCAATAAAAAATGGTCGGGCGTCAATCCACGAGATACGCAAAATTATCTAAACAAAGTATGGCAACAGTTCCGTGCGTTATTGTCGAAACGTAATATTAAATTTTACGGTATGCGCGTGGCAGAGCCGCACAAAGACGGTACACCACACTGGCATGCGCTAGCGTATGTGCCAGCAGAACATAAAGAAGAAGTCATTCGCTTATTTAAACAAAAAGCCCTTGAATTAGATGGCGATGAAAAAGGCGCAGCAAAGCACCGCTGCAAAGTGGAAGAATGCGATAAAACAAAAGGTAGTGCAACCGCTTATATTGCCAAATACATTGCGAAAAATATTGACGGTTTCGCCCTTGCTGGCGAAGTGTCAGACGAAGACCCGACACTAAGCCTACACGACAACGCATTGCGAGTTCGTGCTTGGGCGAGCCGTTGGGGTATTCGTCAGTTCCAATTCTACGGTGGCGCATCAATTTCTGTTTGGCGTGAATTGCGACGATTAATCAGCGGTCAAGCCGATGATGAAATTATCAATAAAGCCCAAGCAGCCGCAGGCATCGCGAATGACTATGCGGCATATATGGAAATTCAAGGCGGTGCGCTTGCTAAACGTACTGATCAACCCATCAAGCTAGATTATGAAACTAAACCTGCTAATAAATATGGCGAACAACGCAAAGCCATTATTGGTTTAGCGAATAGATTCAGTCTAAAACAAGTCATTTCACGCACCAAAAAATGGCAAATTAAAAAACGCCCACAAGATTTTGCACAACGCACAGAATCTATGGTTGAGCGTAGCTCAACCGCTAACAATAGCGCACGCAGTGCGCCTTGGACTTGTGTCAGTAACTGTAACCGCTCAAATCTTGAGCAAAAGATCAAATTACTGACACAACCGATCTGCGCGCCCCTTAGCGCACAAAAATTAGACTATTTATTCAAGTATAAACGGCTAACCATAGATAAATATACAGCCTTAGAACTTACTGAAAACGATGTGCAGTTAGTGAAACGGAATCAAAACATGATGACGTCGCTTTCCCCTGTGCCAAGAAACCTTCAAAAGCTCAAAGATTTTCATAAAAACCAACGTATTCAATAGGAGAAAACGCAATGAATAAAAGAAAACAGAAACAAATCCGCCAAATCTTAGCGGCAAAACGGACGGAAAAGTGCGGGCAAATTAATGCAGAATTACAAGAAACTGTCGGATATTTAAAGGGACGCGTTCATCTATTAAGAGCGCAACTATCTATTAACGGCATTAATTTAAAAGCCTATGTTTTAGAACAAGTGATTAATATCAAGCACCAAATCGTAACTGAACGATTCGGCAATGTATTGTTAGGGCTTGCCAGTGGAATGATTGGTGGGATTATTGGGATGTTTATGTGGGTGTTGTGTATTCTTTAGCCTAAGGATATTTATGGAAGAAATACAATTAATTGATGGTAAGCGATATTTGGTACTGGAGTGTGAATTTGCTAGAGAATGGCAAGTTGGGAGAGAAAGTCGAACAACCGTGACTTATAGCGAAGCAGAAGAAATCGCAGACCATTACAGAAAATATTTAAAAATTCCACCTGAGCGAATCCTAATTGTGGAAGTACCTAATGTTATTAAACGTAGAGATTGAAAGGAAAGAAAAATGGCAGATTTACAACAACTTATTAAAAACATCGAACAATGGGCAGAAGATCGTAATTTGATTAAAGGTTCGACACCACGGAGACAAAAGCTAAAACTGATGGAAGAATTCGGCGAACTATGTGGCGGAATTGCAAAGAATAAACCCGATGTGATTAAAGATAGCATTGGGGATTGTTTTATTGTTATAACAATTTTAAATAAACAAGTAGGTAATCCAAGCGATAAAGTTGATGTATTCACTTTTGGTGATGACGAACTTTATATTGAGAATATTGTAACGCACATTTCAGAATATTTTGACGAAAGCTGTCTATATCCATTAGAAATTGTTGGGGATTTACAAATTATAGCGAAACAATATGGCTTAGATTTCAAAGATTGCGTCCAGTATGCCTATAACCAAGTCAAAAATCGTAAGGGGAAAATGGTAGATGGTTTTTGGATTAAAGAGTTAGATTTACAAGGTAGCAATCATGAATAAATCCAACACCAAAAAATCAGATAAAGACTTATGGGCTACACCTTGGTGGGTTTTCCATTATGCAGAACAATATTTCAATATCAAATTTGATTTAGATGCGTGTGCCATGGAACATAACACTAAAGTGAAAAACTTTATCAGCCCAGAACAAAACACGTTAACATCAGATTGGCAAGGGCGTTACTGTTGGATGAATCCGCCTTATAGTAACCCGTTGCCATTTGTCTTACGTGCTATTCAGCAAAGTGTGCTGCATAACAAAACGGTGGTAATGTTGCTCAATGTGGACGGTTCGACAAAATGGTTTGATATGTGTGTACGCAATGCAAAAGAAATCGTGTATATCACTAATTCACGCATCCCTTTCATCAACAACGAAACAGGCGAAGAGACCGACCAAAACAACAAGCCGCAAATGCTGGTGCTATTTGAGCCGAAAGCGCCTTACGGTAGTTTGAAATCGTCTTATGTGTCGTTGCATACGATGAAAGAACAAGGATTAAACGCAAAATAACAAAAAACGGAAAGCACTGACTTTCCGTTTTTGTTTATTATCCTTTGTTGGCCCGATAAAATTCACACAGCGCCTTAATCGCTTGAGGGCGCGATCCGCCAAATTCGGCAAGTACAGCATCAAATTCATCCGCCAATTCAGTCGGCATCTGCAATAAGATTCGGCGCACTTCGCCACTTTCTAACAGTTTTTTAGTGTGTGCTGCTGCTGTTTTTGCGCGGAGTTTTTTGCTGTGTTCGGTGTTTGAGTTAGCCATAATAAAACCTTGCTTTTTTTTATCCCTTTCGTTAAGATTTAAGGAGTTCGGCGGGGTGTTGCAACCACCCCACCGAGTTTTTACCTACCTTTTGTGATAACCAACATCACGATTAAGTAGGCAACTAGGACGATGAAAACATGTTGAAGATCATTCATCTTTCTAGCTCCTTAGAAGCCCCGCGTTCCAACAAGGCGGGGTTTCTTGTATCTAAAGCATTCCGCCTTAGATGTGATGAATTATACTATATGGTATAATAAGCGCAAGCATTATTTTCAAATTTCCACAAAAAAACCGCTATTTCTAGCGGCTTTTTTCATCATCTAATATCTTTCTCAAATTGGCTTTTTCTTCGTTCGATAATTTACCCAAAACAAGCTCAAGCAATTTGTCTTTTGTCAGCTTACTGGTGCGTGTGGTATGTCCAAATTCCATATTCATTACAAAACGATGACCGCACAGGGGATTTTTACATGCACAGTAATAGCGGGTAAATTCACTGTGTATACGTTCAGATCTTTCAATTACTGATTTTGAATTGCAAACAGTGCAGTAAATATCTGTTGTTCTTGCCATTTTCCCCAAAGCCATCACAAAAATAACTGTAAATAATTATATCAATGCATGGCTTTTTGTACAGATTAAAAACGAAAATTTATTTTGCGAAATTTTGTTCGCGGAACTTAATTTTTAATAAATTTTTGATTTCTGGATCTTGATTTATTGTTTCTGCAATAATCTCTTGTAATGGCATCACTTCATCATAGTGATACACTTCACGATATTTCAAGGGATCGCCTAATCCTGCCGTATTTGTTGGGATAATGCCGCTTAAACCTGCAGGGAATCGGTGTGCGGTTAAAACATCTTGTGCCGAAATATTTTTAATGTTGGCAAATTCATCTTTTGTTCCGGTATCGCCAATAGGAATCACTTTTAACCCGTCAGGATGACCGCCCGCAATATTCACAAACATGGAACGGAAGTTTCCAACTCCCTTAGATTCACTGATCTTTCTTGCGATCTCTTCTTCCATTTCTTCGGTTAAGTCGGGATCCGTGGAGTACAAAATAAAGCCCATATGCGCACCATTGCTAAAATAGCGACGGCGAAATACTGTCGCATCAGAATTTAGCAATGCCGATTGAATACCGCCTACATAATCGGGCGATCCATAAACTTGTTGCATAGGGTCGTAAAGTTTAATGAAGATAATATCTTTCGCATCATAGCGATAGATTTCTTGTGCGGTATCATAAAGCGATTTTTTCATTAAATAGGAATAGCCGCTATCTTTGCGCACGCGCAAATAAAGGCTAGAAAGTGGTACTAAGCGCACCACTTGCCCAAACCCATTACGCACTTTTAAAAGCCCCACATCCCCAAACTGAATTAAGTTCAGGCAAAGTGCGCGCATATCCATACGAGATAATGCTTTGCCGCCTTCGTAGAGGGCGCTCACCATATTGGCACGACTATGCAGAATTCCCCCATGTTGTGCATTTTGATGAGGTAGTTTAGCCAGTGCATGACGATTCACTGGGGGTAAATAGCAGTTATAATTTTCATCAAAGCCAATGCCGACATAATCCAATGCGGGTGAGGCTGTGATCTCACTCAAGGAAAAAGTGCGGTCATTTATCGGTGCAATAAAAATCCCTTTTTTACTATCTTTTTTTACATTAGTTTCCACTTAATACACTCCATCCACGACGTTTGCGCGGTTTATCACTTAAAGATTTTTTATTAATAGCATTACAAATTGCAAAAAACACATCGGCATGTTGTGTTTTGACTGTACGTTCAGCCGTGAACGTCATCGTATTGCCACTTTTGGTTGATTGGTGCTTAATCATTAAAAAGCTCGGTACAATATCTAATTCGCTTTCGCTCCACTCAATTTGCCCATGCTCAACCAAATCATGTACTTTAAGCACCATACCTGTTTTACTTTCGGGGTTGTAAATAATGGCAGTGGCGGCACGGCGAGCAAATTCTTTCACTAATTCATAAACTCCATAACCGACACCCGTCGCATCGATGCCGATGTAGGTCATATTGTATTTTTCATAAAGGGCGCGTATTTGATTGGCTTGATAGACATAGGAAAGTCCATTCCATTGATAGCGTGCAAGCAGACGATATTTTTCACCAGGTAACGCAGGCGGGGCAATAATCACAAAGCTAGCCCCATCGCCACTGTGTGCGGGGTCGAATCCGCCCCAAACTTCACGATCACCAAAAGGGCGATCCGCTTTCGGGTTAAAATCTTTCCATTTCGAAATATCTACACCACATTTTAAAAGTTGTTTCACATTGAAAATCGAATCGGCATCATCAATCCAAACACACATATAAAGCTGATTGAAGGCATATTTGCTATAGCGTTGTTTCAGTTTTTCAATGTTAAATAACGTGCCGGCACCACCTTTTAGCGCATCTTCAATCGTCACCACATAACGCCACTGACCATCGGGACAAAGTCGCCCACCGTCACGCAATTCTGCAAAGGTCGGGAATGGCACGTTTTTGCGTTTAGGGTCGCCATCTCGCCAGTTGTCGCCACTCCAGAACGAATAAGATTCGTGGAATTTTGAAGACGGTGTGCTGAAATAGGTTTCGCGCCATTTCGCGTGTGTTGCCATGGCTGATGCCACGTCATTGAATCGCTGAAAGTCACGAATCCACGCATATTCATCGCCGTACACGTGGCCGCTATTACCTTGCGACGTATTTTTGTTGGTCGATAAAAAATGCAGTTCAGCGCCATTGCTTAAAATAATTGGGTTGCCGGTTAGCTCAACACCGAAATATTCCCTCGCCATCTTCACAATGTAATTTTTAAAGATTTCTGCTTGTCGCTTACTAGCTGATAAGAAAATTTGATTGTCACCGCTGAAAATCGCATCTTCCAACGCTTCAAAACTAAAATAATAGGTTGCCCCAATTTGGCGCGATTTCAGAATATTGCGCACATCGTGGTGCTTGTTGGCGCGGATGTTTTTTTGATAATAAAACAACGAATCAATAAACGGCTGGCACATTTCGGGCGTAACGTGGGAAATATCATTCTTCACCCGCTTTTTCTTCTTGCGCTCATCGCCGTCACCACTATCAGCAAAGGCGCGCTCATTGCCAGAAACGTCCGCAGAATTGACTGCACTTTTTGCTGTCACTTTAGCTACCGTTGCGGCACGTTGCTTTTTATACTGAATATCTTTATCGATCAGGGCTTCTAGTTCTTTTATTTCCTGATCGTTTTTATTTTCACGTTCTGTCAGCGTAATAATGCGTAACGCAATTAATTCTTCAATCCCGCTTTCGCTGATTAAATTGCGCCAGTTGTATTTTTCCGCCCAATAGTAAATCGGGCGTGTGCTATTTAAACCTAATTCTTCAGCGATCTCTTTCGGCGTGTATTTTTTTAAATATAAAAACTTTGCCGCATAAATCACTTCGTCATCGTAGCGTTTTGTTTTTCTTTTTCTTAGCTTGGATTCCGTCATTTTTTATCTTGCTGTTGTTTTGTGGATGTATTGTGGCAACAAAAACAGCAAAAATTTAATGGCAAGATTTGGATATCTTCGGATATAGCACGTTATTCGCCTATATCCTACGATATCCAAATTTTGCCCCGTGATTTTGTAAAAAAGATCGGCAAAAATGGCCGCACTTACGCAAATAAAGCGCAACACAGGCATTTCTAAAATGAACAAATCAAAACTAAAAACTGATTTTATTTGTATCGCCACATCAGGCTACACCGTGGACGGCCGCCAAATCACCGCCCAAGAGTTGCACGAAATGGCAGAAACCTACGACCCAGAACACTACACTGCGAATTTATGGCCAGAACATCGTCGTTGGTTCAATATGGGACAAGTGATCGAGCTGAAAACCGAAGAAAATGAAAAAGGCGAAACTCAACTTTTTGCCATCATCGCACCCAATAAAGAATTAATCGAATACAACCGTGCAGGACAATACTTATTCACCAGTATTGAAATTACCCCGAATTTCCGCAACAGCGGAAAAGCCTACTTATCAGGTTTAGGTGTAACCGATTCCCCAGCATCCGTAGGCACCACAGAATTAAAATTTTTCAATGTTGAGCAAAAAGGCAGTGTTTGCGGTGAATTTATCAAAGTAGATTTTTCCGCAAAAGAAGATGTTGAAGAAGAAAAGGCATTACGCACCTTAGTGAATGTTTTTAAAAAGTTATTTTCATCTTCCACCCAAACGGAAGAACAACCAACTCCCAATAACAACAATAATAAAGAGGACGATGCAATGAACGATAAACAGTTCGAGCGCCTAATTGAGGCGGTGAATGGTTTAGGCTCAAAAATTGACAATCATTTTTCAGCCAAAGTAGAAACCAAAGAACCAGAAAATAAACCAGAAGAAAAGAAAGATGAACAACCGCAAAGCGTAACAGCAGAGCAGTTCAATCAACTTTTAACAACGGTTCAGGCGTTGGATAAAAAATTCAACGAATTAAGCCAAGAGCAAACCGAAGTGCCAAACGGCACACCTGTGGAAACTAAAACATTTAATGTGGCGGTGTAAACGATGAAATTAGAAACAGAAAAAGTATTTAAGCAGTTTTTACAAGATGTTGCCGGTTATTACGGCGCAGATGTAACACGTTTAGAAAATGGTCAGTCTTTTGCAATTGAAACGCCAAAAGAAACCCGCTTACTAGGTAACATCCAAAAACAAGCCGACTTCTTGCAAAAAATTAACTACGTACAAGTAGATGATGCAAAAGGTCAATTAATCTTTGGCGCAACCGAAGGCATTATTACCGGGCGCAAAGAAGGTGCGCGTTATTATGGCGGCGTTGAGCCTTCCGGCTACGGTTATGAATGTGTTGAAACTGATTCAGGCGTATTAATTCCGTGGGCGCGTTTAGACCAATGGGGGCATCTTGCACCACAATTCGCGCAAATGTGGGCGGATTACGTGCAACGCCAAATCGCACTTGATGAAATCATGATTGGTTTCTATGGCGAAAGCGTGGGTAAAACCACCAAAGACCCACAAGGCAAAGATGTAAACAAAGGTTGGATGCAGTTTGCCCGCGAAAACAAACCGTCACAGGTTTTAACCAAAGGCAAAACAGAAAACATCATCCGCATTTTTGGTGAAAATGCCGATTATAAAAATTTGGATGAATTAGCCTACGACTTAAAACAAGGTTTACACGAACGTCACCGCGATGCGGGCGATTTAGTGTTCCTTGTGGGCGCGGATTTAGTGGCAAAAGAGGCAAGCGTCGTTTATCGCGGCAATAGCTTAATCGCTACCGAGAAAGCTGCACTCACCACCCACGATTTGATGAAAACCTTCGGCGGTATGCCAGCAATGATTGTACCGAATATGCCGGGTCGCGCAGCGATTGTGACAAGTTTGGATAACTTATCCATCTACACACAAAAAGGTTCAATTCGCCGTAGTTTCCGAGAAGACCAAGAGGCGAAAGCGATCAAAGACAGCTACTACCGCAACGTGGCGTATGCTGTGGAAGATTTAGGCAAATTCGCTGCTATCGAATTCAAAAACGTGAAATTGGAAAACGAAGAGTAAAAGGTAGAAGCAAATGGGAATGCGAGATTTTCAACGCCAAATGCGGGCATTAGCAGACATTAATCAAGTATCAGGGAGCAATACACAACAAAGTGCGGTTGCGACTCACGGTAATGATTATGCCGTGCTTGAAATCGCCTTACAAAATGATGTGAACGCAGTACGCGCATTCCCGACACGAGCCGAAAAATTAGGTTACAAGCGCGACCGCTTTTTACCGAAGTGGTTGCCGTTTGTGAATGAATATTTAGATAAAGGGGCAATTTATCAGAATGATTACTTGGTTTATTGCATTGTGTATTTGTTTGACATTGCTGATTTTGACCGAGCCTTGTCACTGGCTGAAAAAGCAATTGAGCAAAATCAATCTATGCCGCAAGGGTGGCAAACCACATTGCCAAACTTTGTCGCAGACCAAATTTACAACTGGACCGATAAAACCGCCGCAGCGGGTCAATCCGTGGAGCCATATTTTACACAAACTTTTAAAAACGTGGCGACCCTGTGGAAGTTGCACGAAATTGTCACGGCGAAGTGGCTCAAATTAGCGGCGGCACTGCTTTTACGCAGTCCTCAAGGCAAAGTACAAGCAAGCGGCATTGATGATGCCGAAACACTTGTGCTGGCTATCCAATTATGTAACCGCGCTTTCCAACTCAATCAGAAAGCGGGTGTAAAAAATATGATTGAGCGTTGTGTCATGCGTTTAAGCGCACTGGCAAAATCGGGCGATTACGACCCGAACCGTCTTCCCCAAGTGGCGGGCTTGAGTTTGGAAAAACAGCAAATTGATTTTGATCTTGTTATTGAAAAACTCACTGCCCGCCCACTCCAAAACAGCGAGGAAGGCAATGTTTAACGGCAGAACGCAAGATTATGACGACTCTGTCATCACCAATAACGGCTTTTGGTCGGATATTTATGTTGAAGAGTTTCAAAAGCAACGCGCCATTCCATTACAAATTCCTGTGGAAATGGTGAAAACGGCACTCATTGCCGCCATGCAAGGCGTTAATTTAGATCTTGCCGAGGTTGAAGAAAATCACCGTAAAAGTGCGGTCAATTCTGTGCAAGAAATTTCAACGCAGCGGATTAATGGCGAAAACTACGCCGAAACCCTTTATAAAAAAGCGGTATTTGCCCGCGCCAAAGCGGAGTTACTCCCAGAATTTAACACCCTATCAGGGCGCGAAATTCACCAAAACCGCGAATACGTGGTCGAGCAAAAAAGCCTATTAGCCGAGGCAACCCACGCTATCCGCACGTTGAAAGGTAAAAAACGGGGATCGGTATGGCTGCTGTAAAGAAAATGCGGTATCAGCAACTGACGGAGTTTTTACTCACAAAATTGCCGAAACGTTATCACGGGAATTTTTACAGCTGGATTGAAGACGGCAAATTATTGAATGAAGGGCGACAAGTGACCGAAAACGGCATTGAAGTGTGCCACCTTTCCTATAACGGTGTATTTCACTTTGAGGCTTTGCCATTCAACGAAATTTCCCCCGCTTATCTAATGGCGCATATTCAAGTGTGGGTAAACGAAAACGATCCAATGCGTGATGTATTGGATGAAAGTGAAATCCCATTTGATTTAGACATTATCGACGATAACACGGCAGATTTAATCTTTACTATCGCTTTCCGTGAGCCACTGACGGCAATGGAAGATAGCGAAGGCGAATTAAAAATTGAGGGTGTGAATTATCGTTTAGATGAAATTGAAGTTTTCACGGCCGAAGAAATTGATGTTGTCGTAAGGGTTGAACATGAACATCCGAATGGGGATTGATAAAGAAGACTTAAAGAAGTTCTTGAAAGATCTTGAAATCATTAGTTTACCCGATAAGAAAAAACGTGAAATTTTAATCCGCTCTTTGCAAATGATTAAACGCCAAGCAGTGAAAAGCGCGGCAAACCAACGTAACCCGATGGGTGGAAGTTGGAAGAAACGAAAAAACGGTACAGCAAAAATGCTACGCCGAATTGCAAAGTTAGCCAACAGTAAAGCCGAAAAAGCGCAAGGCGCATTGTTTTATAAGCAAAAACGAACGGGTGAAATTGCGCAAGAACACCAAGAAGGGATTCCACACTTATTTAAAAAAACGGAGTTCCCCGGCAAAAATAAAGGTGGCATTGGGTCAGACCCTTGCACCTTGCGCCAAGCAAAGAAATTAAAAGATTTAGGTTATACCGTGGCAAACGGTAAAACAAAAAACGGCAAAGTGAAACGCCGCAAGCCGACATTAAGCGAAATCCGCAGCACCTTATCACGTGCGAAAGCCAGTTTGATTATTCGTAAACTGGAAGAAAAGAACGGTATGAATCCGAGTAGACATTTAACGCAATGGATAATTCCAACGGAAAAACGCTCATTCTTAGATACACGTGAAGAAGAAAACGCCAAGATTATTCTGGCGGAAATTCAAAAATATACTCAAAAACAACAATAAGAGGACAGTAAAGAATGTTCCCATCTGTACAAATTAACGCCCTTAATCAGTTAAGTGGCGAAACCAAGGAAATTGAACGTCACGCATTATTTGTTGGCGTAGGCACCGTTAATCCAGGAAAGTTATTGGCATTAACGCCCGATTCTGATTTTGACAAAGTATTTGGCGAAACCGATACCGACTTAAAAAAACAAGTGCGTGCGGCCATGCTTAATGCTGGGCAAAACTGGTTCGCACACGTGTATATCGCACAAGAAGACGGCTATGACTTTGTCGAATGTGTGAAAAAAGCCAATCAAACCGCCTCTTTTGAATATTGTGTCAATACCAGATATTTAGGCGTAGATAAAGCAAGTATTGGGAAATTGCAAGAATGCTACGTAGAACTACTTGCTAAATTCGGTCGTCGTACTTTCTTTATCCAGGCTGTACAAGGTATTAATCATGATCAATCTGATGGCGAAACATGGGATCAATATGTGCAGAAACTTACCACTTTGCAACAAACCATTGTCGCCGATCACGTTTGCCTTGTGCCTTTACTATTCGGCAATGAGGCGGGCGTATTGGCAGGGCGATTGGCAAATCGTGCCGTGACGGTGGCAGATAGCCCTGCACGGGTACAAACAGGTGCGTTAGTGAGCCTAGGCAGTGCCGAAAAACCGTTAGACAAAGATGGCAATGAGCTTACCATTGCGCATTTAAAATCACTTGAAACTGCACGTTATTCTGTGCCGATGTGGTATCCAGACTATGACGGTTACTACTGGGCGGACGGTCGCACATTAGACGTGGAAGGCGGCGATTATCAAGTGATCGAAAACGTCCGAGTAGTGGATAAAGTCGCGCGTAAAGTACGTTTATTGGCTATCGCAAAAATTGCTGACCGCTCTTTTAACTCCACAACATCAAGTACCGCATATCACCAAGGATATTTTGCCAAACCGATGCGCGATATGAGCAAATCTGCGACCATCAACGGCAAGGATTTTCCTGGCGAATGTATGCCACCAAAAGATGATGCCATCACGATTGTGTGGCAAAGCAAAACCAAGGTGACGATTTACATCAAAGTGCGCCCTTACGATTGCCCGAAAGATATTACGGCAAACATTTTCTTAGATTTAGAAACCTTAGGAGATTAATAAATGGAACGAATCAGCGGAATGAGTTTTGATTTCTACATGATGGGCTTTCCGATCCACGTGGAATCAGTGAATCTATCCATTAGTGATAATAGTGCTGTGGCTTTAACCCGTGGTATTCCTGATGGTTGGGTAAGCGGTGATGTAGCTGCAGAAGGTGAAATTGAGCTAGATTCAAAAAACTTTCAAAAATTATCACAGGCCGCCGCAAATGCAGGCAGTTATCGCAGCTTGCCGGAAGTAGATTTTACCTTCTTCGCGATGCGAGGCGGTGTGCGCGACAAAGTGGAAACCTACGGCAACAAAATTATTTTAACTGACGTGCTTAACATCGACCCGAAGGGCGGTGCAAAAAGTACAAAAAAATTGAAATATTTTGTCACAAGCCCAGATTTCGTGCGCATTAATGGTGTGCCGTATTTATCCGATGAAGATACGCGTGATCTTATCGGCTAACCGTGTTTAGGTGCTGGCCGTGCTGACGTATAACAATTATAAACAAGCAAGTGCGGTCAGTTTCCTAAATGTTTTAAGGTGATTTTATGAATAACAGAATGGATAGTACTCAGCCTTTTATTGCGTCTGTTGTTGCCTTTGTGTCAGGGCTTACACTAAATGAATGGGCTGCAATATTCGGTATTTTGTTTGGAGCAGCATCTGTATGGATCGCTTACCGAAAATACAAAGAAGACGTGCAGGCAAGAAAAGATGAATTAGCCTACAAAATGTTGGCGGCGAAAATTGAAGCGAAAAAATTAGGGATTAGTGATGAGTAAAAAATTCGGTGCAATGATTTTATGTTCAGCTGCAGCTGTTGCAACTGCTTTTTTCGCTCAACAAAAAGATTTATCGGAAGAATTACAAAACAAAGTCAGCCCACAAGCCGTTTACATGATTGTTAATTTGGAAGGCTGTGTGCGCAATCCATATAAATGCCCTGCCGATGTATGGACGAATGGCGTAGGCAATACCCACAACGTGGACAAGTCCAAAGTTTTGACGATTGATGAAGTGGCAGCCGATTTACGCCGCAACATTAAAGAGGCTGAAAATTGTATCAACGCCGATTTTAACGGCAGAAAAATGAATCAAGGGCAATATGATGCCATGGTGTCTTTAGCCTTTAATTTAGGCTGTGGCAATATCAAGCGCTATTACAGTAAAAAACACGGCATGACATTACCTACAACGATCTATCGTGCGGCAAAAGCGCAAGACTGGACATTAATGTGCAATCACATTTCTGATTTCAACAAATCGGGCGGTCGAGTATTAAAAGGCTTACAAATGCGCCGCACAGAAGAAAAGGCAATTTGTCTGGGGGAATAATGAATTTTAAATTCTTGGTTATCGGTGCGTTTTTGATCGTGTTTGTGGGCTGTATTGGCTCAACTCTGCACTACAAAAAACAGGCAGAAACCACCGCGCTTTTATTAAAACAAAGCGAACAAACTATCGAACAAAATAAAGTGATGTTGCAACGGTATGAAACGCAAAATGCGGAATTGACCGATCAACTCAACAAAGCAAACAAAAAAGCCGAACAACGCCGGCAACAAATAAAGGACGTGCTAAACAATGCAGAAAATAAAAATTGGACTTATGGCCGCGTGCCTAATGATGTTGCTGGCGTGCTCAACCACCGCACCCAAGCCAAATAATATTCGGTTGATTTGCCCACAAACCACCGAATGCAGAGCATTAAGCGTGAATATTCGCACTAACGGCGATTTAGCAGAGAGTTTAAATCAGGCGTTAGACCGCCTTGAAATTTGCACTACGGCTTACGTAGCTATCAATAAGTGCATCACCGATTTTAACAACCAAACCAGAAACAAAAAGGGAAACTAAAAATGGAAAAAACAAACGCACAAACTTTGTTAGATAAACTTACTGGCAATCTTAAAGATTCGGTTAAAGTCGATGTTGAAGGGGTTGAGTTCACATTTCTTCGCGACAACAGCGCATATGATCAAATGATGAATGACATTACGACTGACAATAAGGTGACCCCAATCAAAGATTATCTACTTGCGATTGTGGCACGTGAGCAAAAAGAAGATTTGTTAGCAATTATTAATGTACCGGGTCTTGCAGGTTTGCTTGCAGGAAAAGTGAATGAGGTGTTAGTACCGAAAATTAATATTACGGTAAAAAACTAGCCTCGCGTGTGGATAGCATAGAGTGCAATGGCTTATCACAAGCTATTGCGCTGCGAATGCACTACTTACCACACGCAGACAATAGCGACTACAATCTAGCACGCGCAATATGGTTACATAAACAGTATTTTGAACAACAGGCTAATGCCGTCGCAAGCGGTATCGCCAAGGTATTTTAGGGTTAAACAATGGCAATTCAGGGGCTTGAATATATCATCAGCTTAAATGATCAGCTTTCAGCGCCACTTAAAGGCGTGATGAAAACTATTGATGATTTAGGCAAGCGCGGTGAAGATGCAATGCGCCGCATTGGTTTAGGTGCAGCAGGTATCATTGCCACTGGTGCAGCGATGAAAAACGCCCTTGATCCCGCCATTGATTTCACCCGTGCACTTAATGAAATTAAAGCTACTGGGCGCGAACAAGCGGGATTAGACAAAATCACCGATTTTGCCCTTGATTTTTCCGCCACCTATGGCGGTGCAGCGACTGATGTGGTGAGTTCTACGAATGAAATTGCGCGCGCCATTGACGGTTTAACCGATAGCGAACTTGTCGCCTTTTCTAAAAGCTCAAACATTCTTGCCAAAGCCACTGATTCAGACGTAAAAGCCATGGGTTCTTATATTTCTCAGCTTTATGGGATTTTCGGTGAACAAGCTGCTGCCATGGGGAAATCTCAATGGGTAGAAATGATTTCCGCGCAAGCTACCGTTACAGCCAATAAATTCAAATCATCCGGTGAATCTTTAATGCAGGCTTTCACTAATTTAGGTTCATTAGCTAAAGACCAAGGAGTTCAATCTGCTGAACAATTTGCCGTCATCGGCAATTTGCAAAATGTGTTTGAAGGTGGCTTAGCAGGAACAAAATATGTCGCATTTTTAAGTGGCGTAGTAAAAGCGCAAAAAAAATTGGGCTTATCCTTCCTCGATTCGCAAGGAAAAATGCTGCCAATTATTGATATTTTAGAAAAAATCAAAGGTAAATACGGTGATTTAGAAGGTAATACTAAAGCCTTAGAAGAATTGAGAAATGCATTCGGCACAAAAGAAGCAGCACAGGTGATTAGTAATCTTTTGCCGAAAATTGATTCGTTAAAAGATGACATTGCAGAAATCGACAAAATGAAAACCCTTGATGATGCCATGGCAATTTCAAAAACTGTGACGGATTCATGGATGCGTTTCCAGGCTATTTTTCAAAATATCAAAATCGCCATTGGCACACAAATTCTTGCCCGTATTGAGCCGTTAATGAATCGTATTGCTGACATGGGGCAAGAATTTACAAATTGGTTGCGGACTTACAAGAATATTGCCCGTTGGATTGGCTATGCCGTGGGGGCATTAATTGGATTCACCGGTTTAACAGCCGCACTTACCTTGATGAGCGGTATTGTTTCGGCGATTGGTGTGGCATTTTCTTTCTTAGTCAGCCCAGTTATGTTAGTCGTAAGTGCTGTGATTGGGTTAGGTATTGTAATTTATAAATTCCGTTCTCAATTTATGGCATTTATAGCTGGCTTTATCGAAGGATTTAAAATGGCTGGCGTATCTTTCGCGCCGTTGTTTTCTGCCTTTGAGATTGTATGGAGTGCATTGCAACGCATTGGCTCAACTATTGGGCAAATTATTGGCTTATTCGGTAGTGCATCCGATTCGGCATATAGTTTCCAACAATTCGGCGTAGATATGGGCTATGCGTTAGGTACCGTATTTAATATCGTGCTTAATGCCGTGGAATTAGTCGCTCGTTCCTTCGGGTTTATGGCAGATGTGTTTGCTATTTCTATCGGTGCAATGATTGACGGATGGAATGCGATAACCGCACTTTGGGACAGTAACAAACCAATTGAAAGTTTCTTAAATATCGCATCGGAGTTGGGAAAGATTTTCTCAAGAGCTTTTAAAGGTATTGTAAATGCATTTACGGATGTCATTAATTTCATTATTGAAAAAGCGAACAATTTGCCAGGTATCAATATTCCGTTAATCCCTAAATGGGAAGACAGCGCTTTACCAATGAAGGGTAGTGCGACAGCTGTCGGTGCATCAATCGGTGCGCAAGCGTTACAAATGCAAAATCAAATTGGGACGTTGAATACCACATCGCCAAAATTTGAATTGAGCGAGCAAACGAAACCGCAATTTACCAAAATGCCAAGCGGATCGGTCAGCAAAGCTATTACACAAAACCAACAAACCACGAAAACGATTAATTACGGCGGTGTCACCATTAACAGCAACGATGGAAATAAAGTATGGCAAGAAATGCGCAATCGCGAACAGTTGGCCGCGGGGTGATGAATGGAAAAACTTTACCTTGATTTATTAATTACCGGTGAAGACATCACGCTAGATAGCGGAAGTCAGCCTGTTATCTGCGACAACCGTGTATCTATCGCACAAGATATTAAACATGCCATTCTTGAAAGTGGATTAGCGACACAACTTATCGCGGAACGTTCGCGCATTTTACGTCGCGATATTATTTTGCAAATGGTGTTATTGGTTGAAGAAGACGTGCGATTAATCCCAGGTACAGTATTTATTACCGAAGAAAAATTAGGGCAATTATTTATCACTGCAGATACTTATGAATTTGGGCGACTTGATGAATTGGAGTTACGTTTAAATGAGTGAAAATTTTAAACAAATGTTAGCGGAAAGCGGCTTGCCAACGGAAGAAACGCAAATCCGACAAGAATTTGAACGCTTAACTGCAGAAGAAGGCTTAATCACCAACACAAGCCGAATGAGCCCATTCTGGCGATTAATCACAGCCATTGCGGTTAAGCCTGTTAAGTGGCTGACAGATCATTTAATTGCTGAAATTCTGCCGAATTTATTTGTAAAAACTGCAAAAGATAGTTGGTTACAACTTCAAGCATGGGCAGTGGGTTTAGATTTTAAAGCTGCAATAAAAGCAGAAGGTGTCGTGCATTTTACAAAAGAAAGCGATGTAACCGATCTCACCATTAAAGCGGGCACAGTGATTCAAACGGAACGTATTAATGATGTGATTTTCCGTTTGATGGTGACGAAAGACACCATTATTCCTAAAGGTGTGTTGCGTGCGCCAGTCCCAGTAACTGCCGAAAATACGGGCTCAAAATACAACCTTGCTGCAGGTTATTACCGTATTTTGCCTGAATCTATCGCAGGGGTAAGTGCGGTAGAAAATTTAGAAGATTGGCTCACCTCACCAGGTGCAGACCGTGAAACGAATGACGAGTTACGCGAACGCTATCGCACACAATTTTCGAGTGTAGGACAGCACCACATTGACAGCGTTTACAAAGGCATGATCGCCAAAGTTGCCGCCTTATCGGTGGACAGAATTTATTTTAAACACGATGCACCACGTGGTCCAGGTACAGCAAATGCTTATTTGTTATTAGACACAGGCGTAACCAGTCGGCCGTTTATTGATAAAGTCAATCGCCATGTGCGTGACGAGGGTTTTCACGGACACGGTGACGATTTGATTTGCTACGCCATGCCAGAAACTAAACATAATTTAACTTGTGCCATTTACTTCCAGCCATCTATTTTTGTCGGCGATGTGCGTAAACAAGAAATCGTGCAACAAGTGGAAAATATGATCCGCTGCGCATTTCGCGAAAATAATAATTATGGCGTAACAAGGACTTACCCTTTTAGCCGTTTTAGTTGGTCGAAATTGGGCGAGGAAATTCACGACAACATTAGCGAAATTGCATCTATCGTATGGGGGCAAAGCGATATTCAAAGCAAGTTATCTATTCCACGCATTCAGCAATTATCAGTCATAGTCCAAAAGTAGGTGGAGCAAATGAAAATAAAATTGCCCTTTTGGATGGATAAAGGCGAATTAAGCAAAATCGCCGTGTTATTCGGAAAATGGTGGGATTATGTTTTAAGTGCGGTCAAATTCCCCTTCAATATTTTAGATGAAGAACACTGCAGTGAACGCATTTTAAATTTAATCGCCTATCAACGAGACGTAGAACGATTTGAGGGCGAGCCGTTAGAGCTCTTCCGCAAGCGCGTGAAATATGCCTTTTTAAATGCGAAAGATGCGGGCAGTAAAGCGGGCTTTATCCGCATTTTTGAACGCCTTGGCATTGGATACGTAGAAATTGAAGAACGGTTCGATAGGGAAAATTGGGATGTGATCAAAATTCGAATCAGTGATTCCCAGTTAGCGAAGAAAACAGAATTACTCAATTTAATCATTCGAAAATATGGCCGCACTTGTCGCCGTTATACCTTTGAAGTGATTACGAAGGAAAGCGTGACGATTCACCATGGCGAATTTAATCACGATTACCAAAGTTTTTACGTGAAAGTAAACTGATAATAACAACAATAAGAGGTTTATTTATGGCAAGTTTAATTACGCCACAATTTGAACGCTACGTTGCAGAACAAACTATTGCACGTGGCACAGTGCAGTTTGATGAATTTATTTTCGCCAATATTCCAGGGTTAAACGAGAATAATCTTGCACAACATCTCACTATCCCAACATCGGCGCAAATTGTACATCGGCAAACTGTATCGCAAAGTGGCGTGATTAATGAAAATGCCGTTGTGTATTCGGTGACGATTGGCACTGAAGTGGGCGATTTTGATTTTAATTTCATCGGTTTGATCAATAAATCAAAAAATATACTTGCTGTTGCTGTGCAAACTGCGCCAGTAAAGAAAATTCGCAATAAAAATGCTGTGCAAGGCAACAGTATTACGCGCAATATACTTTTAGAATTTAGTGGCGCAAAAGCTCTAACGGGCATTAATGTCAATGCGAACACTTGGCAAATTGATTTTACTGTACGCTTACACGGGCTTGATGAAAAAAATCGTTTAACCAATCGTGATCTGTATGGCAGAGCAGTATTTTTCGATGATAGTTTTCTGGTTAAACGTAAAACAGGCAATCAATTTACGATTCAACCTGGCACGGCTTATGTTGAAGGGGTGCGTATGGATTTAACTGCACTTTATAACCTCACCGCAAACAATCTACCATGCTCAGTTTATGCCGATGTTGTGCATCATTGCACCGTAACGGGCGAATACCAAACCGAAATTAAGTATCTCACGCAATCAAAAGCAGATTATGTGGATACCGCAAATCGCCAACATTATGTGCAAATCCTTGCAGACATTGACAGTCAAGGCAATGTGACAGATCGTCGCTTGCTTTCGCCATTTTTGGGGATGAATCCGCTCACATTAGATGACACAACCGAAAATACCAAAGATGAACGCGGCCATACGCACAAGTTACCTATCGCAAGTTTAGTTAAAAAGGGGATTGTAAAATTATTTTCAGGCTATGATTCAGATGCCGAAGATATGGCTGCAACGCCGAAAGCGATTAAAGGCTTAAAAGCATTAATTGATGCAATTACGCGTAATTTGGGAAATTATATTCCAAACAGCAAAAAATCAAGCTCAGTCAGTAGTGCAAGTGGCGATACGGTGGCGACCAGTGCGGCTGTGAAATCAGCAAATGATAATGCAAACCTCCGTGTCAGCAAATCAGGCGATACGATGTCAGGCAATCTGATTATTGATAGCCAAAATCAGGCTTGGTCAGCCGTTCTATTAAAGAATAAACAGAATAAATATCTTGTTTACGAAGTAAACCCTGATTCTGAATCAAGTTTTGGCTCAATGATTTATCGTAATCAAGCCGGACAAAATTTATTCCGACTGTTGCTGCCAAAACGAAACGGCGAGGTAGCATTAAAAGAAGATGTAGAAACCAAAATATCCAAAAATGGCGATACGATGACTGGGAATTTAGTTATCAAAAATGGGAGCCCATTTTCGAGCATTGTATTAGACAATAGTCAAGGACAAGGCATCAAATTAGAAACACGCCCAAATGATGATAGTTTTATCGGTGAAATCTCTTTCCTTGATGTAGCTAATGGTTACTCAAGCCTACATACATTACTGTTGCCTAAAAAATCTGGCACACTTGCACTTGAGTCCGAAGTAAACACAAAAGCACCTTTAGATGAATTTAATAACGTAAAAAATAATTACTACGATAAATTTGGTATGGGAGAGAGAGATTATCCCGCACATTATAAAGGTTCTCACGTTTGGACAATTCGATTTAATCAATACGGTGGTTTAAGAATAATTCAATTAAGAGCTGAAATTCAGAATAATACCGGAGAAATTCCGATTTATTTACCAGAAAGTGTTAGCACTAGGGCGTTAGCTATGGTAACTGATGATGGCTATGCTAGATATTCGTATGGTGCAAAAGTAACAAGTGAAAGTGTTGTAACGGTGTTTGCACCGAAAGGAAGAACTGTTGGATTCCATTTGCTTGTTATGGATTGGGTAAATTTTTAGGAGTATCAAATGAAATTATTTTTTAATCTAAAACTTAATACTTTTTTACCCGTTTATGATGATAGTTTTGATAAAAATACTCTATCTGATGATATTTATCCGATTGAGGACGAAAGTATTATCAATGGTATTTCAGCCAGTATCACCGGAGGGGGGGGAGTTTGGGTAGAAGGTGGCAAATTGTGCTATTCGGGTAAGCAGCCGTCTGATAACCATAAATGGGACAGCGAGAAGAAAAAATGGTTGAAACTGACATCGGCGGAAATGCAAGAAAAACAAACTGCATTGTTATCTGAACAACGCGAACGTATCTTTGCAAAAATCATTGCAAAACGTGATGAATGTGTAAACGGCGGGGCGTATGTTGAGCGGATAGGAAAATGGGTTGATAGTGATGAAAAAGGGCGTGCCACGCTGGTTGAAATCAAAGCAGATTTTGATTTAAACGGCAAAGAAAATACTTATACGCTCATTTGTTCAGATAATACAGCATACACACTTAACTTTGATGAATTTAAGTCTGTTTGGGATGCAGTCAAAACACTCAAAGAAAAAATGTTTGAAAATGCGTATATGCATCAAATTTTATTGGAACAAGCGGAAAATCCGCTTGAATACGATTGGTCAATCGGTTGGAGTAAAACTTATGAAGAAAGTAAAAATTAAAAATTGGGGTTATCACGTCTTAATCGCCATTGATCAGCTCTGTAACGCTTTGACGGGTGGTGCGGCAGATGAAACATTTTCAAGCCGTTGTTATCGTGGCGCAATGTTAGCTGATAAGCCGAAAAAACGGTGGCGTTTTTGGTATAAATTTGTCAATGGATTATTCCGTGATCCTAATCACTGCAAAACAGCGTACGAAAGCGAAATAAAACGGCGGCAATATCCGACAGAATTTCAAAAAATTTAAGGTGTAAGCAATGTGGCAACAACAAAAATTAAAATTATCCCCACAGGCTAAAACAATATTACAGAATGCTCAAAAGGGGATTATTTCCCCTTTTTCGCTATCTGTAAGTGGTACTAAATTAGGTGTGCATAATTGGTCGCACGGTATCAAAGAAAAATCAAATCACTATTTGTCACCCGAAAATGCCGTGAAAGCACTGGCGGCAAAGTTGGTCGATTATGCCGATCCGAATCGCCCTAAAGGTGTGCAGGATGTCGTGGTCATTATGGTGACAAGTAGCAATATTGATCAGTTTATTGCAGAGTTGGAAAAAGTGCGTGAGCTATTGCCAGAGCCAACATTTAAGCAAGCGCTAGACTATGCGAAATCAAGTAAAGATTTACAAGAAACAAAAATGATAAAAACGCCAACCATGGCAAGCCCATCATTTTCCAATAGTGCGGATATTACGCCTGGTTCCGCCCGTACAATGCAAAGTATTTTACGCAATGCGACATCAGCCGCGGTTGCTGAGAAAACTAAAGATCCTATGGCGATGATTGAGGCGTTAAAGGCCGCTAAAAAAGAACGCGATAAAGCCAATAATGAAAAAGTCGAAAAAATGTTGAATACATCGGCGAATGTATATGCATTTTCCGTTTCGGATTATCTCGAAGTGGCGGAAGCAAAAATCAAATTGAATGTGCCGACGGCGGGTAATGTATTTACCGCTTGTGTGATGTTTATTGGTACAGATTTAACACCAATAAAAGGAATGTTACAAAATGTCTAGTTCGTCTTTTGTGGCTCAACGCCAATCTTCAACGAATCAACAAGATACTGTGCCAAAGCGTAACCCTAGCGTTCAGTTAGCCCTAAATGGCACGCCGATTTATTTACACAATATCTTGATGTCAGTTTCCGTTAAGCGGGAAGAAAAAGATATGAGCGGCCAAAAATCCAGTACAAAAAAATCGGACAAAGGCGTAAAAGCAAAAGAATTAAGCGTAACGGGGTTCATCCCTTATAACCGTAAAGATTGGCTCACGCAATTGTTCAACCTTGCCGAATCGGAAGATGGTAAGGGCGAGCAAAGTAAATATCGTGTGTCTTGTACTGTCGCCGAGGCGGTGAATATGCGTGAAGTACAATTTAGCGGCGAAGTATCCGCAACAGAACAAAACGGTCAATTAGGCTGGGCGATTTCTTTCACCTTGCGCGAAGTCAATTCCGTTGCCGAGAAAAAAGACCAACGCAAGAAAAAACCAAAAGCGAAGGTGCAAGGCGAAAAGGCTACAACAGCACAACCAGTAAATAAAAGTGCGGTAGAAAATTCGGGTAAATCTGAAGAAACAAAACAAGAAAAAGACGATAGTATCTGGGCAAAAATTAATAATGCAATTGGTGACTAAATGAAAATAATTAAAACCTGTCTTATTGACGGAGAAGAATTAGAACTTGCCGATGAACATATTATCCTTGAACTCAACAACACCGGGCGTGGTTTTGTGACGGTTCTCACTGAAAAAGATTGCGTGGGAAAAAGTGTGATATTTGAAATGGGCGAATACGATCACTATTACAAATGGTTTAATGGCATTGTTGAACGTGAACAACAGGCAGACAACGGCTATAAAAAATTGTTCATTCGGGAAAAAGTGGCGATCTTTGAAAAACCGTTAAATTGTTCTCATCGCCATATCACCTTGCGTGACTTATGCACATGGATAACGCAGCAAACAAAAATCCCCGTAAAAGTTCCACAAGCCGATTATGCTGATACACCGATTTCACTGTTCACCCATAACGGCAGTGGTTATCAATTATTAAGCAATATTGGGCGACAATATCAAATCACCGATTATATGTGGCAACAATCGCCCGATGGTTCACTTTTTGTTGGTTCACATAAAGATTCCCGTTGGGCGGGTAAAAATATCGAGTTTGACGAGGGGATGACACTCACAAGCGGCAGTAATGATATGACGATTCCGATTACTGCTGCTATTCGACCAGGTACGATTATCAATGGAAATAAAATTCAGAAAGTAGAATTGTCTGGCGATGATTATGTGCTTTCTTGGGAAAATTTAGGCAAAGATGGTAAGCCAGAACAAAAAAGCCCAGAACGTCGCCAAATGGAAAAAACATTCCCTGAACTGGCTGGCGGTTATCATTTGCCGAAATATGCGAAAGTCGTTGGCGTTGCAGATCCATCTAGTGGCGGTGATATTTCTGATCCGTTCCGCCCGAAGTATGCTGTTGAGTTACAACTACTGGACGAAAACGGAAATGAGGATAAAACTGTGCCAGTTTATCCTGCAGTACCGTTACCTGTAACAAGTACAGGTTCACAAGGCGGAGATTTTGCTTTTCCTGAAGTGGGAACGATGGTAGAAGTGGGCTTTGCTTATGGGCGAAGCGATCAACCTTTTGTGCGCACTATGTTAGCACAAGGAAAAACAGTACCAAGTGTTGTACCTGGAGAACAACTCAAACAACAACGTCCAGAAGTGTATGAACGCACCGATGCTGCAGGCAATAAGATTCGAGAAACTGATCAGAAGATTACAGATAAATCTTTTGAACGGTATATCGAAACCGACAGCGAAGTAAAACAAATCGGCACGTCAAATGTGACGATTGATTCCGATAAAACGGAAACTATTGGCGGAAATAACACTGTCAGCGTGTTAGGCAGTATCAATGACACGACAGCAAGTAATCGAACTGTAGGGACAGGTGGAACACTGCAAGAAAAAATCGTAGGATTAGCGCAACGTGTTTCAGACGAAAAAAATAAGTTTGTGGCGCCATTAAGTTATATGGGGTCAGAGGGTCAGAATATTTTTAGACTGCTAGAAGATACCATTCAACTATTGGGCGAAGTTGCAAGCACCGTGGCAATGCATACGCACAGAGGTTCACCTCCGCCAGATCAAGCAAGTACATTCACTCAGCAGGCAAGCCAAGCAGAAACAATCAAAGGTAAACTCACGCCGATTATTGAATAACAACCGCAATTCATATAAAACCAAAGCCGCACAATGTTGCGGCTTTTCTTTATGTTTCCTACATGTATGTCGGAAACATCAACCATGGAAAATCTAAGTTATTGTTATAACAAATAAATCTACGTAATAAGCAATATAAAACAATTCCACGGAAATTTTTCACGTAAAAACACAAGGCACGGAAAATCCACTTCCTCCCCCGCTGAATTTGCGTTAAAAATTTACATTTTTTCAGTTAATTTTCAGATTGTAAAATTGGGTAAGTAGTTGAGGTAAAAGAGATCATTTTACTGAAAGAATAGGGATCTTAACTGTAAAATTTACGGGGTTTTACAGTGTTTTTCACTTAAAAGAGATCTGTGTAAGTTTGTAGGAGATTACAGTATATTGATTTATAAGGTGTTTTTATCTTTTACGTGATAGTTAATAAGAAATTTTTATTTCATTTTTAATGATTGGCGGCATCGCCACTGAGATAAATAATTTATAAATGAAAGTGTAAAAAAATGGAAATTTAACCGCCACTTTATCGCCACTTAAGAAAGAATTGGTGGGTCGTGAAGGATTCGAACCTTCGACCAACGGATTAAAAGTCCGCTGCTCTACCGACTG